AACACTTCCACCTCCACCTCCACCACTTATTGCGAAGTAGCCAACAATCCTCCAATTGCCTGAACCTTCAGAAACAATCAAACAACAATCTCCTGCTGCTGTTGTCTTGTTTGCAAGACCCGGAATAATTAGGCTTGTGGCATTATAGGTCAAGGTTGCAATCCCTTGAAACATTAAGACAAACCTTGCCCCTGCCGGACAAGTGCCAAATGAATTGATTGTTGCAGTTCCTGATATCTGCAAGTAGTTTCCTGTTGCAGTGTTGAGATCAACTGTTGCTGCTGATGCTAAGGTTGAACCTTGATTTTCAAAGATTGCATTCTCAAGAGTTGATTTGTCCTTTTGAGTGACAAAGCTTGTTGTGCCATCTTCGAGCCACTGCCTTAAGTCAGCAGGGGAAATCTCTTGAGTATTGTTGTCAGGGAAAAGTGTTGCACTCTCCGTGATTAGATTGGCTCTATTGTAATTAGTTGGCATTTTAACCTATCTCATAACCATCATCAAAGCCTGTATCAAATGCTGCGCCTGTTGGAGCAAGTTGATTAGCCTGAAGAAGTGTGAACTTTGTCGTACCTCCGGAAGCATCCTCCGGCTGATTGGTGGCCTCCATGATGAAGCCTTGAATGTCCAAAGAGCCTGAAGTGAGCCTGACTTTCCGGTATTGCTCATCTTGAGACAAAGTTAAGAAATCGCAGAGACTTTGTGGATATGTAAATTCAACACCAATAGGCTTAAATAAATACTCCGCAGCTTCAGGAACTATAATGTCAGCATAGATGTCTGAGTTCTCCGCAATGGTTACCTCAGAAGGTATTTGTATGCATGGCTCAACAGAGTCAGATATTGCGCTGGCATAGGCTGTCTGATACTCACCAACCTGAAACTGAAGCCTCGGATTGGTCAGGCCATAGGTGTGCATGCCAAGAACCTTCCACCATCTGCAAGCTATTCGAGCAGGAGTATGAAAGATATTGTAGAGATTGCCTACCTCACTATTTGAGAAAGTAATGAGATTGCTTGTAAGGCTTACTGTACCTGGACTAAATACTGCTGTGCCAACTTGTTCAGGCAATTTGTAGCATGTCAATTCAACATCTTCAATCGTTAGTTCATACCTATTCAGCCAAATGATAAAAGTTTCATAGTCATTTGGTCTGTCTGAACTACCTGAGTCATCAAAGAAAGCCTGAAGCCTTCTACTGAACTCAATTGCATATCCTTCTCCAATTATGCCACTTCTGATGTCCAACTTGGCTGATGAATTCTCATTCATTGCTCTGTTGGCAACAAAGTAATTGCGATCAGTATGAATGGCATAAGTTCCTGACAAGGCTATGTTCTTCCACTTCTCATCATAGCCAAGCTGGATATTGTTGGCAAGCAAATCAACCTTAGCCATTGTGGTTACTTCACCGACATTCTCAAAGGCTTGGCTAATTGAGTTCTCATAAAAGTATTCCCTTGGCTCAACTCTTATCTTCCATTCTGTGCCTGTCCACTCAAATGCCCATCCAAGGCAGAAGATTCTATCAAGTGCCTCAAATGTTTTCTTGAATGAAGTTTTATAGGCATTTAGATTGTTGCTTGTCTGTGCTTGCCTCAATCTAACTCCATTAGTCAAGGCATTATTCCAATAGCAACCATCACCAGACTCACTGAAAACATCTGAAAGCAATCCATCATCATTCCCAGTAGTCAAGTAGATGCATCTTCTCAGATACTCCTCAATTGTTAGAGTTTCAGCAAATGAAGACCATGAATCAACATTGATTTCCTCAAATGCAAATTTATTTCCAAGCGCAAACTCTGCCTTATATCCTCCAGCACTTCCTTGCAGTTCTCCCTCAATCACATAGTTTAGCTTCTCCCCTGGTTGAAGTGTCACAGTCCAAGTGTAAGTAAATTCTACATGCTCAGTGTTAAATGGTGGAAGCGATGCTGTTGTGTAAAGGGTCTGAAATGAAACCAATGTTGAGCCTGAAACCACACCAAGAGTAATAAACATCTGATATGGATTTGAGGCATTCATATTTGTCAAATCAACATTGACATTCACAGTGTAAGTAAAAGTCCTTGCAATGCTTCCATTGTTCACAAATATTGGACTATCTCCCCAAGCACTTATTAAAGTTGCATTGACATCAAATGTGCTTCCATAAGAGCCTTTAAAATCTGACTTGTTCCAGTAGATAGGCACAACTGCCGGGTTGTTGTAGGCAAATGTGACCTCTGATGTTTTTAAGTTGCCTCCATTACCAACCAAGAATAGGTCTTGAATGTGAAGCCTTGTTTGCCTCCAAACTAAAGGATCAATTGTATTCCCATTAAGGTCTTTTGTTGCAGTTAAATCAATCTCTACATCCTCTCTTGCCTTAAACTGCTCCCTGAAGTTGTCATCAATGATGCCTACTGTTATCTCCCAAGTGTCCGTATCACAAACATTATGCTCCTCATAGATTGCGAGGTTAAGCATGCCATCAAATTGATATGGCTCACCATTGTAGCCTACATCAGAAGTGATTTGTATGGCAATCTCAGCATTGATGAAATATAGGTCATAAAGAGCCTTAATAAGTTTAGCCCCTTTGTCATAGAATTTGACCTCGGTTGAGAATGGTTGATCAATGCCATGTGATTCCATTCTGATGGCAGTGAACTCAATGGCATCCCAGCCTATTGGTTCTTCTACCTCAGTGCCATTAAGAAAAAAATTCCATCCTGCCATGTCCCAAAATTAGCCAAAAAAAAGGGATAGCAATGCCATCCCTCTTTTACTAATCTAAACCAAACATTAATTCTCAGTCCTAAATCTATTGTTAAGTATTTTAGTTGTCCTCCTTGGTGTTCTGATGAATTTCTCAAAGCCTCTTTCATCCATGTTAAGCTGAGTGATTGGCAATCCTTTCAGGATGCTCCCAAGTTCCCTTATTTCGCCCACAACAGGACTTCCACTGCCTGCTTGCTTACCGGATTGCATACTGCCCCAATAGATTTCTTGCTTGCTCAGAGCATGATTAGGGATAACCTGAGAGCCTTTAGGTAAATCAACCAGGGTAGCAGTTGGTGGAGTAAAGTAAACCTTGCCCGATTCAGTAATTACTTTCTCAACTCCTCTTTCACCTACCATTGCCTTTCCTCCTTTGAAAGCCTTGCCTTTAGTACCTTCTGCAAATTCAGGTACAGGTTGAGCCAATATAAAGCCAATCTGAGCAGCTTGAACTGCTAAGGTTAGTGCAGCCAATGGAGCAGTTACTGGATTGCTTGCCCATTTAGCCACTTGTGATGCAGTTTCAAAAACTACTCTCGCCACAGCAGCAGCTTGCTCTGCCTGAAATTGCTTTGTTTTTATTTCCTTTTCTTTTGCTGCTTTTTCTTGCTCAATTTCAGTAAGTCGCTGCTTGTTGCCATCTGCAAGCCTGATTTCTTCCTCATATCTTTTATTGAGTAATGTCATCTCATTATTTAGATTAGCCTGATAAAGTCCAAATGCGCCATCAGTTATTGTTGTAGCTAATTCAAATGACTTTTGGATTGCTGCCTGTTTATTTTCTTCATGTTTTTTTAATCTTTCTAATTCCAACTCATGCATGGCTTGTGTTTTATCCATGCGCTGCTTCATATCCTTATCTAAAGCATCTTGCCCTTTCTTATAGTTTTTATCAGTTTCAGTACGAAGATAATCAAGACCATCTTTATTCTTTAGCTTCATTGCTTCAGTAGCATCATCAAGGTTCTTAATTGCCTTGTCTTTTTGAAGTTCAGAAACTTTTATTTCTTGTTCAGTTAAGCCTATATTTTTTTGACTATATTCATTTTTAAGGTTAAAAACTCCTTCAGCGTAAACCCTTTCAGCCCCGAACTCACCTAATTTTTCACCTCTAAGCTGAGCCATTAAGACTTGCTGTTGCTTCTCAAGCTCAAGAATCTTAAGTCTGCTTTCATATTCCTTCTTATCAGCCTTGGCCTTTTCATCAGCAGCTTTCTTTTGCTCGGCATTAAACTCAGCATACACTTTAACTGTTTTTGCTGTGTTGTCATTCCTTAGCTTAATCTGCTCATTGATGGCAGCATTTTCGCCTTTGTAGACTGCTAATTGCTCAAGTATAGGCTTAAGTCGTTCTTTTTCTGCACGAGTTCTCTCTAAAATAAAAGGTATATCAGAAGCACCTTCTTTTTCAATTCTTTTATTAAGTTCAGCAGCTTCTTTTTCAAAAAACTTTAAATCTGCTATATTTTTCTTTAATCTATCCTCAAGCATTTGGTCGGTCATTGTCTTAGTCTTTTCCTGAAATGACTTAAATGAATTAAGTTCTGCCTGCTCAATATCTTGCGCCCCTGTTGTGCCTAATTTGAATAAGCTATTAATCTTATCCATAAAATCAGCAGTTACATCAAGTGCTGCTGTAAGTGTAGGTTTTAAAAGAGTGCCAATTGAGTTTAAGAAATTATCCCAAGCATCTCCTAAGTTATTGACCTTTCCCCCCAATGTCTCAGATACGGCAGCAGATGCCCCGGCAACACCATTAAATTCGCCAAGACTATAGATATATTCAGTAACTGCCTCTTTATTTTTCTTGACAGTAGTTTGGACATTGTTAAAGGTGAATATTAAATTGTCACCAACTGTCCTTGTATTGATATTAAGTTCCTTTAGTCGTTCAAATTCAAAGTTTCTGGCATCAAGAATGGCCTCTGATAGCTGAATAAATGACTTGCCTTGTGAACTTGCCACATCACCCAGCTTTCTCATCTGTTCAATGCTTGGTCTTACTCCAGCTCCATTGAGCTTAATAAATGAGTCAGTAAGTTCCTGAACACTAAAAGGAGTAGTCTTTGCAAACTCTTTGATTCCTTCAAGGACAATTGAAGCCTGTGAGCCACTTCCAAGCTGATTCTTAAGCACAGAAGCCATTTTCTCAAAGTTGGCAGTAGTGTCAAAGACAGCCTTAGCAAAGCCAAGCACAGCAGTCACACTGAATGCTCCGACAATTGCTGGCCCAAGACCATTAAGGCTCTTACTTAAGCCTCCAACACCTTCTTTTCCCTTGTCAAATGCATTGCTTAGTTTATCTCCTGTGTCAGCTGCTTTCTTGCCGGTATTGCCAAGTTCAGTGTTAAGTTTCTTCATGCCGGCAATGGCATCCTGCTCCTCCTGAGTCAGCTTATCAAAGCTGGTGGCTGCCTTCCTTAGCTCTGAGTCATCAATGACATACTTAATCTTAATATCATTAGTTGAGATTGCCATGTTATTCTATTTGTTGCAAAGTTAATAGAAAAAGCCCCCCAATTTGGGAGGCTCTTTGTCTGTAAAACGAAACACAAAAAAAAATACCTATTTATGACTCCGCTTGGACTTCTGTTCAGTAATCCAAGTCGAATATATTAGATAGTATTCATAGATTGGCCTTTCGACCAGGAATTTAATTCTTTGAGCATCTCCAGCTGCGATTCTAAAGACCTCACTAAATCGCTGTCTATGCTGTCTGATGATTGAAGTAAAATAATATGTTTCAGGAGGTTTAGGCTTTGTATTGTTTCGCCCTGCAAATAGGTCTGGAAATTCATGCTGAATTCTGTCGAAGAGGGAAGATAGGCGTACTCCGGCAGATTCAAAAAAAAACCTTCTACATCATTGGACTTCATCCAATGCTCAAGCTTCTGCTTGTTGTATGGATACTGGTAGTCTAAAGGATTCTCATTCTCATCGAAGTAGACAACTGTTGCAAGCTTCAACTGCCTAAGCAGGCTAACAGACATCTCCATCTGCTCCTTGAGTCTTGAGGCCATGATGCCTACCTCATAAAGCTTTTTATCATCCTTCTTCTTCTTGTCCATGAGCAAATTGATTAGCCCATTGTTCCAACCTCTCAAGAAGTCAGGATTGATTTGCCATAGTTCCTCGGTAAATATATCCCGAGCAGCTACTGCCCTTTGAAATGGCACATTAACCTC